CATCAGCGACTTTTAGCATCTGCTGGTCTAAAGGCATCTGTTCTAAAACGCCAGCACTAAGACCTAATTCAATCAAAGCGTCTTTTGCCACACCAGTACCATCAGCCGCGTCGCTAACACCAACAGCTAGATTCTGAAGTGATTTTTCTAGGGTTCTGTTTTCTACACCGGCAAGGCTTGCAGCATGTTGAAGTCCAGCTAACGACTCGGTGGCAATCCCTAATCTGTCTGAAGTCTTAGCAAGCGCATCAACGCTGACCATTGACGCCTTGGTCAAGGCTACCCCAGCAGCGACGCCAGCCGTAGCGAACGCTGCGCCTATCTTTGCAATTTTGGTGACTGATGCACCGATTGATTTATTAAGACTGCCAAGACGTTTATTCAAAGAGGCAAATGCTTTGCCAGTATTGTCTTGAGCGGTTATTGGAATATTTAAAGGACTAACTGCCACGATTCTTTACCTCAAAATAAGCAACCCATCCTTGGAATTCGACCACCCCCATCTCAAGAATCTCATCAACTGTCTTGTGAAGAATCTCTGCCAACTGATAGCAGAACAGTAGGGCGTGGTCGTTTAGGAGTTTTTTTCCATGTCCTCATCTTTAGGCTGCATCTCTGCAATTTCACCAGCGACACGAATTAAAACATCTGGGTCAACTGAACGAACTATTTCTACTAGCTCTAATTTCTTGAAGCATGGCTCGCCATTGTCATCTATCAAATAATAGATAAGCGTCAAAGCCAAACCTTCATCCATCTTATCAGATGTCAGCTTCTGTTGGATTTCCATTTTCTTCTTAACGGAAATCTGTGGGCGCACAAAATAACGCCCACCCCATTCAGGAATATCAATCGGCTTAGGGTCTGTCGCTAAAACTGATTGATAATGTTCCTTCGCCTTCTCCAGAATACTCATTAAGCAATGCTAGTCGTAAGTGCGCCTGAGCCTTGAAGCGTGATTGATGCTTCAACCATGCCGTCAAAACTAGATGAACGACTTACGCCAGTAACTATAGCGGTTCCAGTGTAGTAAGTATCACCGGCAACTTCGCCTTCAGGATAAAACCCGATAGTCACTGAGCTTCCAACAGCCAAAGCAACCTGGCCGGTCGTGTCGGTTTCATCCCAGTAAACGTCTGCACTTCCAGTGAAAGAAGTTAGCGTAGGGATAAATGTGCGAGCGGTATCCGTCATTACCGTGTCTTCTACGGTATCTCCGGTTTCTTCAATAGAGAAAGAACGCAATTCGGCAACTGAGTTACTGCCTACTTTTATCACTCCATCTCTGCCAATATGTGTAGCCATTATTCAGACTCCTTATCTTGAATTTCTTCAGCCTTGGCCTTTTTCCCGACTTTGACTTCAGGCGTTGATTTTAATTTTGTTGATGTCCATCCCTTTGCGAGCATGGATTCAACTTTGGACGGATGGGCTACAATCGTAGTTTTACCGTCTGGGCTTTTTAATTCCATAAATCACCTATAATGAAGTGCTAGGGTCATTAACTGCTGTTCTATATTGTACACCGTAAGACAGCCTTACAACACCCACGGGGCTTTCTCCTTCGCCATTATAGCTGATTTCCGTAGATGTTAATTGTATAAATTTTGCAAGATTATTCAATGTCCTATCAGCGCCAAGTGCAACCTCAACCTCAGCACAAATAGTATCTACCACATCATCAAAGTCTGTATTTGCTTTGACAAACGCTTCTATCAAAACTACTACTTCTCTCTGGGCCACCAGCGTACCACCCATGATATCGGTAGCAGAATCTTCGTTAGTGGTATAAATCAACAAAGCAGGAAGATTTGAGTCTTGTAAAGGATAAACCCTAGATTGGAACACGTTTGAGCCAGTAGTCGTTAAACCAGTGCAAGTAGATGCGACTTGTTCTCTTATCTGCTGCCTAACGTGACTCATTGTTCTTCCATCGCTACTTCAGTCATTCCTGTTCCGTCTGGGCGAACATTCACTGCCTTATATGTCACTGACTCAATAACAAACGTATCGCCGTGAGCAAGCGCTGGGGCATCAGCCGTTCTGATTACTATCATCGGCTGACTCATTTCCATCCCAACACTACCAGCTTCAACCGCGTAGTATTCGTTCAGAAAGATAGCTTTAATGACAACAGGACTACCGCCAAAAGGCGTATAAGTAGCATCTACGCCAAAGTCAGACAGCATTATCAATCTATCTTCTTGAGTCTCAACTGGCATCAGTCTTCTTAACTCTGCGGCGCTTAGGCTTTTCTGTTGATTCTTCTAAACCTATAGACCTGTTTTCAATAATTGGTTCATCATAAGGCGCGATTCGTCCAAGACTTAACAAAGTCCTTTCTTCGTCGCCAATCACATCAACAATCTCACCAGCTTTCGTTGGCTTCTTGTCAATGACACAGCTTTTTAATACTTGATATTTCATAGATTCCCCAAGAATCGGCGGGGCCGAAGCCCCACCTTATCTTAGCTATTAGCTACCGCCATCGTTTCCTAAGCAGAATGATACAGCGTGTCGAACCGCTACATCGCAAGTTTGCATTGCAATGATTCGGACGTTTCCGCTAGTAGCGCCTGCGTATGGGTCAACGAGGATATCTAAGCCGCTCCAAAAACCGATGAGCAAGTCGCTAAAATTCCCAAAATAGGCATCGCCTGCTGCTGCTTGGTTAGAAAGAATAGCTCGGTATCCATTGACAGTGCCACCAGGCTCAACTACGAACTGGGCAGTGCCAGTTGCTTTTTCAGTAGTCTTCAGAGCGCCGACCATTGCAGCGTTCATGATGTAAGCCAAGTTGCCCATCAAAGCGTTGTCTTCTGCAACCTTAGTTTCCATTTCCACAACTTGTGCGAAAGAAGGAACTAATACAGGAGCCGTACCAAAGTCTACGGTGTTGATTCCAGCAGTTGACTTGATACCAGTAGGAGCACCGCCTGTTCCGTCGCCAGCCAAAGCGCCAAGGTCGATTGCAAGAGCAATAGCTTGGGCTAGGTCGTCACGAACCAAGGCTTCTACCGAAAGGCTTGACTGCTGAAGTAGCTGCCTAGTTATATCGGTAAATGCGCCTAAGTGCCTGGGGGTCATTGAGACAGAGCTAACCGTCATTTCTGATTCAGAAACGGGGTTGCCTTCAGTTACCCAGCTAGAAGCTGAAGCAGTTGCTTTCTTGGGGATTTTAACATCGCCAGAAAGACCGTTCAGCATACGAGCACCAGCTTGCATTACGCTAGATGAATTTCGCAATACGTCGATAAACTCGCCGCCTCGGAAATCATCAGAGAACAAAGCTGCTTCGTCAGTCGTGTTCATGTCACGCTTCCAGTTCCGCAGAACTTCAGTCGGCAACATTACACCTTGAGCTGAACGACCATACTGCTCGGCAGCAGCTCGTGAACACTCAAACTCAAAAGCAGCAGCTTCTTGTGCTTTTCTGTCATGTGGGTTTGCCAAAGCATTGACTGCTCGCAACAACGAGAAGCTACGAACTTCTTGCTTGCTCAAGCCGATTTCATTGCTTTCTAAGGCTTTCTGAGAGCCGATTTCTTCCAAGAGTTGACCTCGGAATTCTTCAATGCTCCGTCCTTCTGAGATAGCGCGTTGTGCTAAATCAGACTTGTTGTGTCGAGCACCAAGCTCAACGATTTGCGCTGCATTCTTTTGTTCTGCCTTGCGAGCTTCACTTTGAACCGCAGCAACGTCTACTACATTTTCTTCAGACATTGATATTACCTCAATATGTGGGGTTTCGGTTTGGGTTGAAGGCTCGCTAGACCTACCCACGCCAACTGTCACGTCACTAGGGATAGATACCAAACTTGCCTCTACTGGCCTCCAAGACTTAGCGACATAAGTGTCGTTTCCTCTTTTCTCCAGTTTGTTGATAGAGTAACCAACACTAATGTTGGCTCTTATTCCATCAACTACATCGTCGAACGCTTCAACAGCAAGTCCGTTTCGTCCAAAACGTACTTTAGCCCGTAGTCTGCGGGTATCGCTGTCTAGCTCGACTGATTCTATTACACCAATTTGCTTCTCTGGGTCGTGGTCAAGAAGAAGCGGTGCGCGTCCAGAAGCTAGGAAACTTAAATCAATAGCTTCAGGACTATGTTCTAATACTTCATTGCCAAACGACCTTTGAACAGGTTCTTCACTGGATACCGCAATCATTGCAGTCCGTTTTTCTTCGTCGATTGGCCCTTTGTCTAACTCCATTGCGCGATGAATAACCTCTGGTTCCGACCGCTCAATGTCTTCTTTCATAGCTTCATAGACTTCGACAGCTTCCTCAACTACAACGTCAGGAGCTTCAAATTCTTCGCTTTCTCTTAAATCTGTCTCTTATACACATCTGACGCTGCCGACGATCTACTCTGTGTAGATCTCGGTGGTCGCCGTATC